GTCTACATTTGGCCGGTCGTCTACGACGACAGTGACCGCGTTGACGGCCCCCATGATGGGCGGGGTTAGCGCCCTGCGGAAGCTCATGTTCGGATAGGCTTCCTTGATGTGGTTCACCGTGTACGGAAACCGCACAACTACTCCGTCAACTACCTCTGCCCACATAATGTCCTCCTAGACTAAACTCTGGTATATAGCCCGCCGGGGGCCGTTCATACGAGATGTGCTTGTGATCCCCGTCGAACTCGGGATGGCCAGATAATCCCACGTTGCGTAGAGCGCCAGCGTGCCGGACCCAGACACGCTCACCACGTATATCTTATCCTGTACGCGGTCCGTAAGAAACAGATACCGCGCCCCATACTCTGCGAGGGTGGTGGAGCCGATCCCCGTCAAATGTGTAGCGCCCGCAATCGTCAGCGAAGATGCCACAGTCACCGACGCGTTACTTTTCGCGTTGCCAATGGAGGCGACCGTGCCGTCGCCACAAACGTAGATGTAGTTAAACGTCTCGTCGGGCACAAATATGTAGTCGATGTCCACCCCGATATTGACCGCAGACTGCTGGGCCATGGCACCGGGAGAGTTGGCGTTTACCTTCACTAGGTAGTTTGCGTCGGTGCCCACATAAAGCCATGTGTTCGAGCTGTATGGGTTATCGGTCGCGGGCAGCACGCGACAGCTTCTCGCCTGCGCGTTCGTATATGAATTACCGTATGTGCCTGTGATAGACAGACTGGTCGCTGTAGCGCAGTTCACTGCGATGACGTCCCCCGAGGAGAGCCCACTGTCGTGCTCCGCCACTACATACAGAACCCGGGCGTCTGGGTCGTACGAACAGTCAAACGCGGACCGCGCCGCTAGGGCCGATAGGGGCAGATCAAGCGTGTCTAGTATGTCAGACGCTATCATTCCTTCTGTGGTGCTGTGACCCGCCGTGGCAGTGCCCCAAGTCTCCATCGCAAATATGTAGTCGTTCGCAGAGCTCGAAACTGTCCCAAACAGATACTGCCGGGACACGTCGATATCAAAGTATTCCACGTCAAATAGCCCGGTGGCGTCGTCATACCGTCCGTTTACCGCAGTTGTTAGTGCCGCTCCTGATATATTGGACGCGTCGTAGACCACCATGGATTTCTCCCCTGTGGTGCTCGGCTGAGCCGAGTGGTAGAGAACTGACGTGAATGTATAGACCCCACTGAATAGCGGCCCATATGAGTTCCCTGTGAAATCTGCCCGGAGATCCCGTGAGGATTTCTGCCCGAAGGACGAACTAATTACAAAGATGGGCGCATCAATGTCGGTTACGTCCAGTACCCCAACAGAGTCAATAGAACCCCCTTGGATCATATAGTACAGGACGTCTGTGATGCCCGGGTTGAACTTCCGCATCTTCAGGGCTTGTGAGAGGGCCGGCATCTAGGCCGCTCCATCTTTGACCACAGCCAGATACAGCACCGAGGCTACCTTAAAGAGGACGACCACATTGTACCCAGACGTGGCGAGAGTTGGTGCCGCCCCTCCCGTCGTCAGGTGCGTGGTCGTGGGCCACGTCACACTGTACCCCGACCCGTCGTCAATCATCAGCGTTATAGACTGGCCAGAGGCCAAACTATCTGTGTACGTGGTGTTGCCGGTCAGAGAGTGCGTCTGGATGGTGCCGTTCGCCGGGTCCAACGCAACCGAAGTGCCCGTCAAGACGTGCACTTCTTCTGTCAGCGCGCCGTCTAAGGTCAAGCCCGTCACCGTCTTGTTTGTCAGTATCTGAGTGCCCGCCAGTGTGACGGTACTGCCCGCGACAGAAAATAGCGATGTAAGGTCCACAACCTCGGCCCCTGCGCCCGCGCCGTCCGCGTATATAATAGCGGCGCCTCCGTCGGCGAGGTCCACGTTGCCCCCCGAGCCCTGCGTGAGGGTGATCTGCTCCCCAGACGAGTTCACCACAAAGTACAACTTCTGCTGGTCATTGGGCGCCAGCGTGACTGTATTTGTCCCCGAGGGAGATCCTCCGAAGACTACCACGCGATACTGCCCATCTGAGAGCGCCCCATCCGAAGTAGTGAGAGAGTGCGTAGTCCCCGCTAGAGTGATAGCTCCCACCCCGTTCAACAGCCGGTCCAAGATCTGCATGTTGAGGTTGGTGTCGCCGCCCCAGAGTCCAGATCGCTCCCCGTCCCCGAGGAGCTGCAGCCCTGTGTTCTGCGAATATGTCGTTGCCATCCTGTCGTCTCCTACGCCACGTCACTCCAAGCACTATACGACGCTGTGCCCTCTGGCTCAAGCTCTGTCCACACGGCTGCGCCTTCCGTGACTGCGGACCACGTTGTGGAGCCGGTAAGCACTGGTGCTCCCCAAATGCGTATACTGCCCGCGTGCCCCGTGGCAGCTACCCCCTCAGCCCCGACAGTGGCACCAGTGCTGGTCACAGCAGTGCCACTGTCGGGGCTGAGGGGGTAGCTGAGACAAAGACTACAGCAGCGCCGCTGAGTGATATAGCAGCATCTGCATTAGAGCTTTCAATAACTGTACGAGACAGTGTTGTACCCGTTGCAGTATAAGTACCTGTGCCAGTAGTAGCCGTAGCTACCTTTACTCTGTTTGCTCTGGAGAAAGCCATCTAAGACCCCTCACGCGATGCGGATGATAGCGTTAGACGCGTCCGCCGCCGGGAAGGTCACAACAAAATCCCCCGCCGTAGACGACTTGTCTGCCCCAAAATCCAGCACGATGACCGCCTTGTCAGACTTGTCATCGTTGTAGATCAACGCGCCCCGGGCTGTGATCGTAGCCGTGGACCACGTGACGTCCGCAAAATCTGTGATTGCCGTGGTACCCGACGTCGACGGGGTGACATTAGTCATCGCCTGCCCCGTCGCAGTGTACCCAGTGCCCGAGACCTCGTTTGTGGCTGTGTATGCCGTGGTGGCCGCCCCCAACGTGGCTGCGCTAGTGTACAGCGACATCTTGAACGTGTCGCCGGTGCTTAGGGTGAAATCATGCGTCGCCGTCAACAACTCCCCCTTGAACGAGGTACACATCGCTTGTGTGATAGCCATCTCAAAGTCTCCTAATTATCTCGGCCACATCTTGGTGTCCCTGTTTCTCTAGCATATTACACATGGTTGTGCGATCACTATTGATCGCCTGCTGTATGTAAACTGCCACAACTGCCTCTAACCGCGCCTTATACGCCAACGCTTGGTCGCGTAGCTCCGGCGGAGCCGTGTTCGACACAGCCATCATTTTGTCTGCGCAGCGCGCGGCCCACTCCGATGCTGTCATCCCCCGCCCGTGCGACGTGTGCACGCCCACTTGGAAGCCCCCCATCATCCCTTCTACACTCATGCTGCACCTATTCTTTGGCCATAGCGGAATTGGTCTGTGACCTCATCTTCTTCCCCCAGACCTCTGAGGTCCGCGAGCGCCTCCTTAAACCGAGCCTCTGTCGCTTGGATCAGCGCGTCTTCCCCCTTGATGAAGATATACCCCTCCAAGATGGCCCCGTAGAGCAGGGCGATCTCAGCGTTGGTGCTGAGCCATGTGGTCCCACTCTCCGCGCCAGCAGTTATGCTCGCGGGGCGGTACAGGTAGTGCAGCTCCACGGCATACACAGCGTCCGGAGTGGGGGCCAGCACGAAGTTGCCCACGTCGAACTGCGCGTAGTACCGTGGCGCGTCCGTCGCTGTCGTTGTCGTGTAGGCGCTCAACAGGAAGCTGACCTCTTTGAACTCCAGAAATACTTGGTCCCCCGCACCGGTGATGTAACTCAACGAGAAGGGTGCGAGGAAGTCGCCGGGAGCTGGAAGGTACTTCGCTCCCGTCGTGGTGGCCGCCGTGGCGTTCTTCCGGAACAAATTAAGCTGAGCACCTTTAAGGATGCGCTCCTCCGCCAACCGGATGAAAATTGGCAGATTGGCGACGAAGGTATCTTCAGGGTTCTCCACGAACTCTGTGATCGCTGTCTTCAACTCCGCGTACGTCAGTGTCATGCTAGTCTCCTGTGCTCACGGTCACTCGACCGGTCTGGCCAGTCATGCACCGAAAGGGATCTGGTATGCCCACGGGTCGCCATGCCCACAACACCCTGCTACTCGCCAGTGCCTCTGCGCCCTCGGGGCTCGGGTTGTCCAGCGGCTTTGGGTCGTCCAGCAACAAGCGTCCGACTTGGAGCTGCGGGTGGTCTTTGTCCACCACATCACGCCCCACACGGAGGCCCGACGGCTTGCCGTCCACGACCTCTTCGACCATATTCTTGAGGTCGTACCTGAAGCCAGTTCGATCGCAGAACCCGAAAGCCCGTGTGGAAGTGCTCACAGACGATACCCCCCGACATCCGGACGCAAGAACCATGACGCGCGGGACTCGTCCTCGCTGGCCGCCATGTCAAACTGCGCCTCGTATTCCATTTGCAGCGCGGGTACGCGAACAGCGCCCTCCGGCTTCTTGCTGGCGATGCGATATGCGAGCCCCGCCACAAGGGCCGGTACGAAGCGTGGGGGCACCGCAGCTGTGGTCCCGATCCCAGATGTCAGCCCGTCGATACCTGCAAGCCGGTAGAACAGCAGTGTGTAGTCCGCGTCGGGCACTGGCCACAGCGTCACGGATACCGCGTCCACCCCCCGGTCCACATAGATCTGCGTGGGGCGGCCCTCTTGGGCCTTCGATGTCTGTTGGGCGTAGGTGGATACACTGATGCGTGTTAGCCGCAGATCTTGCTGCGCGGTGCCCGTGCCGGTGCGGATTTGGTGCTCTATGAGATCAATGGTGTCGACCGGCATCTCATACGTCGCAGTGCCCGCTGTAAGGGCCAGCGTGCCCTCCTGTATGGTGAACAAGTTCAAGCCACGGTTCTGCCACTCCAGCATAAGGAGGTTTAGCGACCTCCGGGCGGACTTAATGTCGTACCCCGTGCGGAACTCGCTCCCAGCCAGCTCGAAGGCTTCCTCGAAGATGTCGGGTAGATCAGGGACAACAACGGCCATGTTTGGCTCCTACACTTGCGTAAACTCTGTTAGCACACTCTCAGCCCCCCGTACACTCCCACGTAAGCTGCACGAATCCGCGTCCGTACCACGGATAATATCGCAAATTGGCCTTGCGCCATTCGTCAGAGAGCCAGAACGCCTCGCGGACAGGCTCCATCGTGTGGGCTGTTTCCCAATACGCTGTTGCCAGCACGTAGGCTGCTTGGTTGCGCAATAGGCCGCGCTTCTGGCACTCAGCCACGATCAAGCCGGTTTCGCCTAGGTTCATATCTGTCGCCATATCGTTGCCTCATGCGTTTAGGCCGCACGGGTGCGGCAGGTGTGTTGGAATGTGGGGGAAGTGTGGGGGAAGTGTGGGGGAAGTGTGGGTTAGGCTACAGGCTCAAATCGCCAGAATACCTTATCAACCTGCTCGCCGTCGCAGTCATGTCGGGTGCGTATTTCGATCCAGTCGTATCGCCCCAGAGTTACCAAGATAGCGATCCGAAGCGTCTGCGATCCTGTGCTTCTGTCGTGGTTAACTTCCAGACCATCCAAGTCACGCCATCGCAAGAAGTCAGTCTCACCAGCAACGCCGCCGATAACCGTCAGGCGCTCAAATATACAGCCCGTCTTGTCAAAGTTCGCCTCTACCGCGACATCATCGCCAATGCGTTCAAATCGAAGCAAGTCAACATTTCGATAAGGTGCTGGCGATAATGACACGTACCAAGCGACGAGGCATGCCAAAATAGCCAGCGCCCATGATGCCGTTTCGCGCCTTGCAATCATTGCCCGATACCTCCTTGTACGACAAACGCCATGAAGGCCAAGATGATCGCGCCAACGATAGACCGTAAAAGCCAGACCAGCGTTCCTTCGATGGAGCCTAGTCGCTTCTCAACGTTCTGGTGATGGACCTCCGCCACGGCGTCTTGCCTCTCTATTGCATTCATTCTTGAGTCTATCGAGGATAGCCTGCGATCAGTCGCATTCCGCCAATCTTGGTCTGTCATAGGGGTACCGCCTTCGCCCGGTCATTTTCAAAGACTTGTAGAATCGCGGGCGAGTCCCGACTTGTTACTGTATCCATGCCATTTTCCATTCGTGGTGTGGGGAGCCGTGGTATACGGGTTACCGCCCTGCCCTGCGGCGTTAGCGGTTGTCGTCGTGCCACTTATGGAATTGCGGCGTCTTGTCTTTCTCCCCACC